TGGGCAATTACCGTATATCGACCCTCAAAAAAAGGGTTGATGCTCAAGACTGGGATGGTGCCTGTGAAGAGATTGTTAAGTGGAATAAAGCGTCAGGAAGAATTTTGTATGGTTTGACAAGGAGAAGGCTGGCTGAGTCAATTTTACTAAAATAGGCGCCCTTGTCTAGAATTGCCGTAAGTGGGAAAATGCATTCAAATTTGAAGGATTAGATATGACGACCCCATCTTGGGTAATGACTTATGACAGCCTGACCAACATTGTGCTTCAGTACTTGGAGCGCTCTGATGCCGCTGTAGTCAATGCCATCCCAACATTTATTACCTTGGCTGAATTTGAAATAGGTACAGAAATAAAGACTCTGGGGCAGTTGCAGATTGTTCAGTCCTCTATGAATTCTGGTAGTTCCGACTTGGCGAAACCAGCCAGATGGCGCAAAACAGTATCGATGAACTATACCGACGCCCTTGGAGACAGACATCCAATATTGCTTCGTAAGTACGAATACCTGATCAACTACTCACAAAATGCAGGCACCACTGGGGCTCCATTATATTACTCAGATACCATTTGGGATTGGTGGTATGTATCACCAACTCCTGACCAAGCATATGCATTTGAAGTGCTCTACTACGAGCGTATCGCTCCACTGAGCTCTGTAAATCAAACCAATTGGCTTACACAAAATGCTCCGACAGCAATGCTGTATGGAACTTTGTTGCAAGCGATGCCTTTCCTTAAAAACGACCAACGACAGATATTCCAGCAGAAATATATTGAGGCCATCAAGGCTCTCAAAGATGAGGATATAGCTAGAGTTGGCGATAGACAAGCCGTTGCCGTGGACAGTTAAAAATGACTATATATACAAATCCCTACACAGGACAAACTATCAGCCCATCTCAGGTTGGATATGAAAGCCTAACGATCAGCACCAACACAGTTTTAAGTTGGCCTATCAATGGAACAACCTCAAGCAATGTAGTAGCTAACATAATTGAAGTAACGGCTACCGTTGCAAGCCTGCAATTACAATTACCGCCTGCCACTCAAGTATCAGTGGGTCAGGCAGTCATTATCCGCAATGTGGGAACTGGTGGTAACTTTGCTTTCACCGTGACTGACACATCGGGCAATACAATTGTCAATATTGCTTTGTCTGCATCAGGTTCGGTATCCAATACTTACTATATATACCTAACTGATAACACAACTGATAATGGCACATGGTCAAATGTTGCCATGGGTATCGGTACATCGTCAGCCGCCGCAGGATCTCTTGCTGGAGCTGGCCTTACTGCAATTGCCAATACCTTAAATGAAAACACAACAGTTACTCCGTTTTCAACAAACTACACATTCATAACTGCCGATAGGGCTACGTTATTTCCGTGGATAGGTGGAGCAGGAACAGCAACATTACCCAACCCTATATTGGTTGGTGCAGGATGGTTTATTTCAGTCAAGAATAACGGTACAGGAATCTTAACCGTTACTGCTGTTGGCGCTGCATCGGCATATTCGACTGTTATTGATCCATTGGCACCGGGCAATGCCTCGCCCGGAGGTACATCATCTGTACAAGTCCAAATTGCAAACTCTAGCATTTTCGTAACTGACGGAACCTATTGGTACACATACGCATTGGCGCAAACCAATGTGTTTAATTACACTCAGTTGGTAGTTAATGTCAATGTGCCAGCGCTAACATCTCCTTATCAAATGTCTGCGACATTTGCCAAGAATATCATTCAAGAATTTACTGGCGTATTAAGTGCCAATTTACTGGTGTTACTGCCGCCAACAGTTCAGCTCTATTCGTTCAGAAACTTGACGACTGGTGGATATACATTAACATTCGGCATTAGCAATACCGCAGGAACGGCGGCAATAGGGACTACCATTGTCGTGCCTACAACTCAAGCTATTATCGCCATTGGAGATGGAACGAACTTATATAATGCCAATTCAGCGACAACAAGCTTTATTTCGTCGTTGCAATTAGGCAATGGTACGGCGGCCAATCCATCACTATATTGGGTAAATGATGCAACAACAGGACTGTACTCACCTGCTTCAGGCAATATTGGTATAGCTATAGGTGGAGCAAGCGTAGGCACTATTGCATCCACTGGATTTCAATTAACCGTAGGGATCGTCGGTGGGGCATTCTAATGACTCAAAAAGTTGCCGTACTTCGAGTTGGCGCAGGCATTCAGCGTGACGGCACTACTTTTGCCGCTGGCTCTTATGTGGCAGGTAAATGGGTTAGGTTTCAATATGGTCGACCCAGAAAAATGGGTGGGTATAACGGAGCTTTCCTGAACGCACCCGGCATCAGCCGTGGCGTGATACTAAACTCTCAGAATGGTCAGACTTGGGTTATATCAGGGTTTAGTGACAGCCTCCAGCAGTGGACAATTAATAATAACCAAGCGATTGGTACGGGCCCAACACCTATAAATATACTGGGGCCGCTGGCTGGCGTTAGCATAGTTGATGAAGGATCTGGTTATGTAGATGGAACCTATACTGCAATAGCCCCCGTTACCGCCACTGGAAATGGAACTGGCGCCACTTTGACAGTCGTCGTGGCACTGGGCCATGTTTCCAGCCTAACTATCACAGACGCAGGACAAAACTATGCGGCAAATGATACTTTTACAGTTCTGGCGGCATCAATTGGTGGATTGCCAGCGACTGACGCAATAGTTTTTAGCACAGTTTATACCGTTACTACGTTAGGAACCACAACACTACCTGAGTGGCAGGCTTTCTTTAGCTCGCTAGTTGCGCTACCTACAGTGGCAGACGTTCTTACGGCATCCGCTACAGGAACAATGGATGGAACAGCTACCGTTACTCCAACATATGGTACATTTGTCGGAGATATAATATCAACAGATTATTACACCAGCAATACAAATTCTTTATGGCAATTTGATATAGGCTATGACCCAAGCGGAAGTGGCAACTATAATCTAATTGGTCACCCCGGAACTAATTTAGATCATATTGATTCGCTTGAAAACACCAGACCATTGATGGGCGCATTCACTGGAAATACCGTCACTGCTGTAGGTGTGTTTACCGCAGTGGGCACTACGACATCTGGATCTCCCAATGTGACCTTTACTACGACCAATGTATCTATGGGCGCAGGAGTATCAGTATCTGGAACTGGGATACCAGCAAATACGTCGATCGTGTCGTCTTCATTGGTTTTGACAGTGTGGACAGTTGTTTTAAACAACAACGCCACAGCCAACGGAACAGTCACCCTGACCTTTGACAACAACATCAGCGTATCAGGTGGGGTGGTGATGCTTTACCCGTACCTATTTGTGTATGGTAATTATGGGTTGATTCAGAATTGTTCGGCAGGTAACTTCGATAACTGGACATCGGCTGATTCAAACGCCAACAACGTAGCATCTAATAAGATCGTGAAGGGACTTCCATTGCGTGGAGGTACTACTAGCCCATCTGGACTGTTTTGGAGCCTAGATAGCGTCATACGGGTCAGCTATGCACCACAGGTGGTAGGCACCTCCGCTATATATTGGCGGTATGACTTAATTACCCAACAATCGTCGATTATGTCCAGCTCATGCGTTATCGAGTACGACGGCATATTCTACTGGATGGGGGTTGACCGCTTCTTGATGTACAACGGAGTGGTCCAAGAAATACAAAACACCCAGAACATGAATTGGTTCTTTGATGGAGTCAATTTGGCTGAACGTCAAAAGATATGGTGCAGTAAGATCCCACGCTGGGGTGAAATCTGGTGGTTCTACCCACGCGGAACCTCCGTAGAGTGTAACGATGCAATTATTTACAATATCAGAGAAAAGTGTTGGTATGATGCTGGGTTGGCTGACGGCGCTGGTCGTTCAGCAGGATACTTCTCTGACGTATTTACTAAGCCAATTTGGGCAGATAATGTAGCGAACTCCACGGGTGACAACACTCTTTGGATTCACGAGTCAGGCGTTAATCAGACTTACTTGAATAACGTGAATGCAATTAACTCTGAGTTTGAGACGAATGTATTGGGCGCCGAAGCTGGTTTGGTTGGAGTAGTGCAAGGTCTTGGAGACAACTTATGGACTCGCTTAGACCGCGTAGAGCCTGACTTTTTACAGAATGGCACCATGAAGATGGTTGTGACTGGCAAAGGATTCGCAGACGATGTGGACATAGATTCGATTGAATATGAGTTTACTCCCACCACTCTAAAAATAGATCTAAAAGAGCAACGTCGTGAACTGCGACTAAGGTTTAGTAGCAATCAGGTTAACGGTGACTACTTCATGGGTCGTGTTGTTATGAATGTAGAAACAGGAGATGTGCGCGGTACAGGCAACCCATGATAGCGTATGATCCTAGAGATATGACTTGGGATGAATACAATAAACTTATGTTTGATTTGTTTTCCTCAAGCCAACTTGGATTTGTCCCAGAGGAGCGTTGGAGAGACTGGGTTGATGGGCTCAATGGTATTGGAGATTTTGTCCAATCAGGCGTCCCAGACCACAGGTATTTTGACCGTTGGCAAGATTGGGCTACTGCTGTTGTAGGAATAATTACTATACAACCAACCTTATGAACTTCTTAGATCTCCTGAACGCTTTGGCACGGGTGGCTAAACCAACACACCAAAAAATGGCTCCCATCGAGTCTATGGATACCCCATTCGCTCAGACAGACATTGACTCACTAGACGGATTGCTACTGATTATGTTTATGTGCATGGTCTATGAAATTCCTGACGAAGTTAGTAAGGACTTTAATCCTGTCACCCCACAAGAGTTGTTTGACCTCATCCAGCTACACAAGACAAAAGACCCAGAATCGATTGAAGCGGCTGTGGAGATGTGTAAATGATTTATTTACGCGACTACCGAACCGCCTACACCACTAACAAGGAATTATTTCAGGACGTTCGCTATCCGCAAGCAGTGCACTGGTTCCCTGAATCCTATGCAAAAGCCAAGTATGGGGTATTTTATGTACCACATAAGATTGCCGATAAAGTGTTGGACTCTGAGCTGGTCAGAAGCATTCGTGAGAATCCATCTAGAAAGACAGCATTCATACTAGCCGCAGGCAATAGTCAATTTGCTGGCATTAATCCCCGTAAAATTGAGGACAACCAACTTTCATACGAATATAAGTTCCTTCCACTGACGTTGACTCAGGTCTATGCAGGCAGGATGGCTCAAGCGTTTGGAGCACATGACCACATAGTTACCGACTCGTCAGCATGCTCCAGCAGTCTCAAGGCACTAATGGATGTGCAGACCCTGATCAAGTTCTATGGGTTCACCAGAGTCATTGTTCTAGCGGTTGAGGACCAAGTAAATAATTCAATACTGGACTTCTTTGGGGAAACCAATGCATCCCTGTCTCTGCGGGATGAGAAGCTAGGCATTAAGGCTTCAGCATTTGACAGCACAAACTATGGATTTAACGTTGGTCAAGGAGCCTGCTTGGCCATCTTTGAGAACGACGAGGGTATTCGTGAGTCTGGCGCTACCCCAAAAGCTCGCCTGTTGAGCGCGATGACTGCCAGTGAGGATTGCACCAATGCCATCGGTCAGAATGAGAATGGTGAGGGATTTGCCAAGGCTATTAAGGAAGCCCTATTGTGGGGAGATATAAGGCCATCTGACGTCAAAATTATCAAAACACATGGCACTGGTACCAAATCAAACAACATCGCTGAAAAGACCGCTATAGAGTCAATCTTTGACGATTTCGTTGCCACTTCCTATAAACCTAGGATTGGACATACAATGGGAGCCAGTGGGCTTCTAGAAAGCTGTATTTTGATGGACGATATGCGTAACGGCATTATCCCCAAGATCCTTAATAGGACAGAAGAAGACAATGTATATTTATCCAATGACATAGAGGCGAAAGAACATACCTTCTTGTCATTGTCTGCTGGCATGGGCAATGTGTATTCAGCCGCAGTATTTTCGACGGAGATTTAAATGATTACAGATTCGCATGTTAAGAAATTGAACATAATGGAGATTGTGACTACATTCTTGCAGTCAAATCCTCAACCACACCCTATGCAGGTTATGTTGCCTGCCATCATATCAGAGCTATCAAGCCCGAGTGTGGAGACAAAACAGATTGGCAACACCTTGTTTGAAATCATGCCGGGCAAAGACGGTGCAGCGTTTTTTAAAGCGTTTAATGCAGATACGAATCCCAGATTCTTAGAGAACAGCAAGCAATTCGTTGTTATGGCCAAGAGAGTTATGGGTTTAAATCATTTGGTAACACAATTCAAAGACCCATCATTAGAGCGGCTCTTTAAAATTATTTCGCTAAACCCACCCATGCCGGGTATGGGGTACAAGGTTCAAAACCTAGAAAATGGCGATATAAGAATTATCTTGAATTTAGGGGGCTAAGATGAGTGCAGTTGTTGATGCGGTTACAAATGTTGTTTGTTCTGTGGTTTCAGGAGTTTCGGATGTGGTCGGTACGGTAGCCGATACTGCCGCAAACACTATAGAAAAAGCACTTGATGATCCAATTAAAACAATTGCAATGGTTGCCGCTGTAGCATCTGGCAATCCTCAATTAATACCCTTAGTTAATGGTACCGATAAATTTATAGAAACTGGATGTCTTGGTGCCGCCTTAAAGGGTGCGGTAATCAGCACGGCCACACATGGCGTAATGGAGGGGATTACATGCGGTCTTTGTATAGACTCTTGTGGCTTCTGCACTCCTTGCTGTGTGGACTTGTGTGGAGTTTGTAGTCCCTGCGTTCCGTGCTCACCATGCATGCCGTGTGGCGGCTCACTACCAGATGGATGTACACCATCGACATGCCTGCCTTCTGTTGACACCCCAGTATGTGGGCCATCTACTTATATGCCATGTGGTGGATTGCCTACTGGATGTACGCCAAGCACTTGTGTGCCATCTACTTGTGCACCGTGCGGTTCATCATGTATGTGTTCTTGCATGTCAGGTTGCAATGTATGCTGTTCACCATGCATTTCATGTAATACATGTAATACAACTTGTTGTTCTTGTAACTCAACATGCTGTATGCCTACTGGTTGCGCACCGTCAAGTTGCGCACCCTGTTGCTCATGTTACTCACCCGTGTGTTGCGCTTGTACATGTTGCTCTCCCCTGTGCTGTTCGCCGTGCTGTGCACCTTGTGATACTTGTGATACTTGCGCACCTTGTGATACTTGTGATACTTGCGCACCTTGTGATCCTTGTGATCCTTTTAAAATAAAGTTGAAGTTACCGAAAACAAAGACACCAAGACAAAGTAGACAACGTAACAAAAACACTTGCAATATGGCGATACAAACCTCCACAACTGGCCAAAAAGGACCATACGTTGATCCAGTCTTGTGTACCAATGCCAAGCTTTTAGGAGAAACTAGAAGCGGCAACAAACGTAATGGATTGAAAAAAGTAAACACAGGCAACATTAATGCTGGATATATGGCGCCAAAAAATTTAAATATAAAAACCACCGAAGTGGGTGGCAATCTTGGTTACGAATGTTGTTCAAACAATCTTGGTTATGCCAAGGGCGGTACGGCAGACAAGCTTGAATCAAACACAGACATATTGAAATGTGCAATTAAAACTTGGAACGAAGCTTTCTGTGAGAAAAAATTATACCCTATTGAAATGTGCCAGAAAGCAGAGCTGATGCATCAGACTGGAGCGCCTGCTAAAAATTGTCTGTCACCACTGAAGCATCTGTATTCATCAATTGGCAGTAGTTATGCAAAGGGTGGGTTGTCAGACAAATACCAAGCCGCCGCTCCCAAGGGCCATAATCCTGAGTTTATTACAGGGGTGACTGGTTACTATGCTTGCGGTAAGGGTACGGGTCAATCTGACGACATTCCAGCCATGTTACATGATGGGGACTACGTTATGGACGCCGAGACAGTATCGGCCCTTGGCGATGGCTCTAGCAAGGCTGGCAACCATGTATTGGATGGATTCCGTAAACAGGTACCCCACAAAGCTGAAGGTGGATCTAACCCAGTACCTGCCAAGATAGCTGATGGGGAGTATGTATTCCCAGCCGCGTTTGTCACAGCCCTTGGAGGGGGTGATAATAGGAAAGGTTCAGAAATACTAGACGGCTTGCGTAATAAGCTCAGGGCTCATAAAAGAGGGGCGCCGTTGAGCAAGATACCGCCAAAGGCAAAAGATCCAATTGACTACATAAAAAAGGGAAGTAAATAATGGCTAATCTCTTACAGTCATCTGCAAATAAAGCAACGGACGTCCCGTCGTTTTATACTAATTATTTAACTGGTCTAGCATGCAAAGGAAGCGCCACTCAGGCTGGCGCCCAATATGTAGGCGCTCAACCGCTACAACAACAAGCATTTGATACCGTTCAAGCCAATGCTGGCACTCAACAGCCAAGCTTCCAGACGGGTATGGGTTATCTAGGATGTTCTGCCAATAAGAACATTTCAGGTGCGGCTAGTCCTTATTTGCAAAAAGCGTCAAATACCAATACCGCTCAATTAGCCCAGTGCTACATGAGCCCGTATATCAGCTCTGCCGTTAATCAGATGTCCGATATTGCCAATCGGAACATGCAACAAAACTTAGATCCTATGGCAACAGCGGCTTCAGTTGGGTCGGGACAGTTTGGTTCGCAGCGTGGAGCGCAGGTATTGGGTCAGGTTAGAGCCAATGCTATGCAATGCTTAAACTCCAATATTGCCAACATGATGAATACTGGATACCAAAATGCACTAAATGCCGCTACTCAAAAGCAACAGATTTGTGCAGGCATCGGTAGCTCGGCGTCAACTGCGGCGGCTGAATGTGCTCGCGCCAAACAAATGGCTGGCGTTGGCATGGGTACATTGGGGACTCAGGCATCACAACAGAATCTTGCATGTATAAATGCCCTAGCTCAACTGGGAGCTCAATGCCAGACTATACAACAAAATGCTCAGTGCTACGGCCTATCGACTTTAGGCAAGCTGTCAGGACTGTTGCAAGGGCACCAAATACCAACGTCAGTTAAGTCAACAATGTGCATGTCTCCATTGTCTGCAATTGCCGCCGCTGGCTCTGCTGGAGCAGGAGCTCTATGCGCATACACTAAATGGAAAGCGGCTAATCCAGCAGGACCAGTTAAAAATCCAGATGGTAGCTGGACATATCCCGGAGGCAGTACATATACTGGAGATTTGAATCCTTGCAATCCATGCAACCCCAATTATAATGGAGGTTGTAATCCTTGCAACCCTTGCGTTCCTTGCAACCCTTGCGTTCCTTGTAATTGCGCGTGTTGTTCTTGTTGCTCATGCTGTGATTGCTGCTCATGCTGTGATTGCTGTTCATGTTGTGGATGCGCAGCAGGCGGTTCAGTTACAAGCAAAAGACCATCATTGGGCATGATGGGATGTGGATCACTACGCAGGCTTGGCGCATTACCTAGGAGAAGATAAAAATGGCGGCATTGACTTCAGATCCAACAAAAACAGACCCTCAGTTTGCTGGAGGATTGGGAATGATTAATCCCGAAGGATTAAGCACGGAAGACTTGCAAAAAATTCGTGACGCTACCGACAAGGGAATTACAGACCTAGAGCATCGTTATGACAAACCAAATTGGTTCAAGGTAGCCGCTGGGTTTGCCAAACCTCAACTTGGTGGGTTCCTTGCGTCTCTAGGAAGCGCTTCAGAAGCAATGGGCGAGAACGTAGAGCAACAGCGTGAGAACATACTCCCCATTACTAATCTAAAAATACAGCGTGAATTGGCTGGCACATTGCTTGGTCAAAAAATCAAACAGAGGGATATGTTTGATGCATGGAAAGCATCTGGCAAGCCCATGGACGAGCAAACTTATACAAGTATTGCCGCACTAGGAAACGGCACTGAAATTGCTCAATCGGCTAAATCATTCTGGGAGCAGGCTAAAGGACGTATTGGTACCACCATTCAAGCAGAAGAGGGTGCCTCTTCATACCCACGTCTTGATGCTGCATGGAAAGATTTGATTCCAGCAATGGCCGATCCAAAAGCTGATCAAGCGACTGTCTCCAAAAAGATGGCTGATGTAGATAATCAATTGAATGCATCTAGACCGCCACAAACCGATCCTGCTACTTGGAACGGAATGAATAGGGTGGATAAGATGGCGGCGGTTGCCCAATATCAACAAGCCCAACAAGGGATTGGCTTGACCAAAGAAGGTGAGTTTAGAGCTATGCATGATAGGTCTACACAAGCACTGCCGTTGCTATCTACTATCCGTGACCTAGCTTTAGGTAAGGGTCTTGCTGATGCAACCATAAAAGACGAGAACGGCAAGGACATCAAAGTTAATGGTCAGCAACAAATGCAGAGATTGCTTGGTGTATTCGGCGGCAACAACCTACTTGAAATTGTCGGCAAGGCCGTGTCCGATGGTAAGCTTAATGAAATGTTTAGGGGTCTTGATCAATATGTAAGACAGGGCATGATGAAACCAGAGACTCGTGCCAAATTTGAAGAGCTGGCTAAATTGTTAGCCGCCAATCAGGTTCAGTTACGCAACAGCTCTGTTAATCCTACTGATGCTTACAGTCAATTACAGCAGTCTTCTCAGCCGGGTATAGGAAACTCTCAACAAGCCTTGGTTGGTATAGTTGACTTGATGGCTCACGGCGAGCGAAACAATATCAACAATTATAAATACCTCATCAATAGCGGTGTGGATGCTAGACACCTTGCAAGTAATGAAGAATTTCATAATAAGCAAGGAGCATATTCCAAAGAGCATAATCAAATCGCAAGAGACAAAATTCCTTACGATACGCCGCATTATTATACCAATAGGGCAAAGCCAGACGCACAGCCAGCCGCACAGCCTAGCAGTGTCTCCAGTCAGGTTGCGCCTGTCACAAAGCAAGCTACGCCTGCCACAGCTCCGCCCACTACAAGCGCGACTGGCACAGCTCCGCCACCACAAGATGATATAAGGAAACGAACTGGGTATGACCCAAATAAAATGGCCGATGATCTAAAAAAATTACAGCCCACTCCCGGAAGACTAACTCGTATTGTTGGCAAGAATGGCAATTGGGTTGAACGTGACGCAAAGGGTCATTGGGTTGATACTGGGGAGAAACCATAATGGACGGACTGCCAGAAGGCGTTGAACCCAGCCATCTAGAAGGCGTTGACCCCAGCTCTACGCCTATGTCTGATTATAATAACAATCCCGGCAATATTAGGCACAGCGGTATTGATTATGAGGGCTCTATGGGAGTTGACCCCAAGACTAATTTTGTTATATTTGGCACACCTGAACATGGTCGTAGAGCCCTAGTCGGAGATCTGGCGGCCAAGCAAAGGCGTGGGATTGATACGCCACACAAACTGGTAGAGGCGTATCTGGGAAAGGATACGCCAGAGAATGTCAATTCCCCAGAGACGAAAGCCAATTACAAGCAACATATTGCAGACTCACTCGGCATGAAGGATGTTCATGAAACATTTCCTGAGCTGTCGTCCATACCTCTTGCAAACGCAGTATCTCAGTTTGAATCCGGCAGGTGGAAGAAACCAAAGTCAGATGAAAACTCTGGTAAGGCATTCGATGGTAGCGAACTAACGCCATCCACAGAGGAGTCACGTCCGGGCGAGACTTTAGAGTATACCGACCCCAAAGAGATTTCGGGCGTAAAAGAAGCTCAATCAAATGCATTGAAGGTTATAGGTGCCGTAGGTGGCGCACATACCGCCGCCGCAGGAGAGATTGCCAAGAGAGTATTGCCATTAGTGCCCAATCTAGCTAATCGTGTATTTGGCACCGAAAATCAAGCCAGACCATCTACTCGACCACACCTTCAAAATTATCTAAATAGCCAAATCAGTGGCAATCTACATATGAGCTTGTCTGATTTGGAGAAAGAATACAACAAGGCTATACAGTTAACACACCCCGGATCAGCGCCTGTCAAAATTAGAACTATGTCTGAGGTACAGCAAGCTTTAAATGCGATGAAGCCAACAACAGGCACGAGGGTTCAAACCAAAAATGTGCGTGGGTCAACATACAAAACAATACCCGGCGCTCCGGGAATTAATACATCGGCCTACACAATAAATCCTAATACGCCATTGCGCAACGATTTGAAAAGCGGAGTTACTGCTACAAAGAATTTTGTGAGTGGTGCAATACCTACAGCAGGCAAGCTTGGTCTAGGAGCTCTAGGTGGGGCTCAGGCGTTATCTGGTGGGTACGATACATGGGACCGCGCCGTAGACAAGGGAAAAGGATGGATGGATCCAAGAACGATTACTAAGGGTGCCTCAACGCTTGGTGGTTTGGGGTTAATGATTCCTTGGAAGCCAGCACAAGTTGCTGGTGCCCTAGCAATGGCGCCAGAGGCTTACCTTTCAGGCAAAGATTCTCTGTCAAAAGAAGAGATGCAGGATCGTCTGGACTTAGGACTACCGCGTAGTCGCTCTTATCAAGAGGTTCGATCTAATACACCAGCCAAACAGCGGACTCACAGTGTTTCAGGCACAATAAAAAATAATTAACGCATCTCTGCCCCCACCAAGTGCATATTCAGGTGGGGGTTTTTTTATGAAAAAATCAATGAGATGAGCACTGCCGCAACGACTACCCACACTATGAACATCATGATTTGCCTCCTTCGGTATATTTTTTTCTCAGCTCAGAATCCCTGCCAACCCACAGCATGTTTGGTTTGTTCTCCACCCTCTCTCGTTCCTTCTTGGCACCAGCTTCTGCGTAAGCAGTTGCGAGCTTAATCAAGTCATCCTCAAGAAAGTTGTGATTATCTTCCATTTGGACTTCATGGAAGATCCTGTTTATTTCTATTGCGGTTAGTATCATTTTTTCATTACCTGACATTAAAAAGAATTTTTTAACTTCCAGAACTTGAGAAGACATTGGAACATCTCCCATCCTTTGGTCAAATCCTCCTCAGACCACTCTACAACCTTTACCACTCCGTGGTTGCTCCTAGACACGAATACATTAGCGCATCGTGCGTTTGGTAACCCCAGCCCGTGACGGTATGCGGCAAGTTGCATCAGTTGCTCGTCGTAAGCGTCGATCTTGTCACCCTCGGCAAAGTCCTTAGACTTAGCATCAAGGACGATTCCATCACGATAGAAGTCAACCTTACCTCCATACCCAAGATTGCTGGCAAATGCAGATTCAGTATGCCACCCATCAGAGCTGACATTAAAGTGCTGACGCACCGCACTCTCAAATCCCTTAGAGATTTCTGGGTGCTCAACAGCCTTATTGCCTGAGTACCATTTCTCAAGTGACTCATGGATGCGTGTACCAGCCTCTGCGGCTGATTTACCAGTTTGCTTGGAGTCAGCTACCACCCGTGCGATAAAGTCCTTCTCTGGCTCATTTAGACCCCTTGGTAGGGTCATGGCGGCTAGGAGTAGCTGTTCGTTCTTCCAAACGTCTAATCCCGGCTTTGCCATGATCTTGAGCACCGTGGTCACCGAAGGCACAAGGTTCATCTTCCTTGCGTCTCGGAGAGTGGTGGATCTATCGGAACCATCCTTGGCCTTTACTGTGTATTGCGGAGCTCCGTCCTCCGCTCGATACCAGTGCACGGACTCTGCTGATCTTGCGATTATTGTTGTCATCTTATTTCCCTATTGAAACCACAAGTAAATCCCATGGAGAATCCCAATGGGAAAGAGTATTGCGCCTGCCACTAGGAACCCCCACAAGCCTTGTGCAAAGCAGGTAAAGATATGTGTCAACCAAGCGGCAAAGCATACCAAAGCAATTAATACACCCATGATTTAATCTCCTTCTGTGTAGGTTCACCAAGAGCCATCGACTCTTCATAACTTTTTGCTCTTGGTTGTGCTTGTGCAGTGCCGGTGAAACGACCACCCGCGTTCAGCCAGCTATCCAAATCTTCCCTGAAATAGAATATGCGACCACGTTTCACGAACTTTGGTCCTGTGCCATTGCAACGCATCATGGCCATCGTTTTTTCAGATAACCCCACATAGGCTGATGCGTTGCGGGTGTCCAACCTGCCGTCTGGGTACATTACTACGTCTTTATCAGAATCCGCCCATGATTGATGCCGCGCCATAGATAAAGGATGGCTCTTCCTTTTGACTTTATCTTTTGATCCCAAGGGGCGGCCTATCTTTCTACGAGTGCGAGTCAGTTTGTGGATTTTTTTAACCAGCTTTTTAACCAGCTTCTTAATCAATTTTTTTATCATGATATCTCCTCAGAAGGGTATATCATCAACGCCGTCAGCACTCACATAATGTTCTGTGATTGCTTTCTTAACCTCTCCGTGGGCTTCTTTCCATTGAGGCGATGAGGTGATCTTGGCTTTCAGGTTATCGCTGAAATTTGCAAAGATAGCCATATCTGGTTCTTGCAGATTAAATAGCTCGTCTGGGTTCACAGCCTTGGGTAGACCGCTCTGTTTGATGATGGCAGGCACAGGAGTAACGCCGTTTACATTGGCATAAATGTTGCCATTAGTACCGGGTCTCTCTATAACATTTAGCATGCACCAAGCGCCTAAAACAGTCTTTAGATCGAACTTGCGCATCTCTTCTTGATCAAATGCTTTACCGCGCCATGATTGCAAATCTAACCTCAAGTTAGCCTTCTCAGACCATGAAAGTGTGTAATTTTTAAACATGGCAAAAGGTCTGCCGTCCTTCGTTGTGAGAGGCTTACCATTGTCGTCCACACCATGCACTTCCCAGCCAAGCATAATCTTATGCAGATGCTTGACTTCCCCCATATACTCTGACTTCTGGGTTCCTAAATCTACGATACGATAGCACCGAGCAAGGTGCGCACCAGTAGGACAGCGCTCAAAATTACCACCACTTTCAACGATAAAACTCATGATATTTTTCCTTATAAACTGTCAGCTTCGACATATTCCCTGACACATGTCAGTAAAAAGATTATACCATGAATCTAATTGTGTGTTAGACTTTCTACACAAATTCAAGAAAGGAGATATATGAACCTACAGCAGTACTTCAAAGACGAACCATACGGCGCTAAGAAAGAAATGGCTGAATACCTTGGTATTACGCAAACTTGGCTTGGACTGTTAATTAATGGAAGCCGTCGACCATCGCCCAAACTAGCAAAGAATATTGCAAAAGCAACCCAAGGATTAGTACCTGCAAAAGAGTTGCGACCTGACCTATTTGATTAAATTACTGGAGATGATATGAAAAAAGTGAAGATAGATGCCATCAGAATAGATGGTGGAACGCAGTGCCGAATCGTGATTGACCAGCCAACGGTCTATAGCTACAGAGACTCCATGAAGGAAGGGGATGAGTTCCCAGAGATTGAGACAGTATTTGATGGCTCAACGCACTGGCTGACGGACGGGTTCCACCGCTACCACGCTTTCAAGCTGTTGGGACTCAAGGAGGTCATGGTTGATTATAAGCCCGGCACATTACAAGACGCACAGCTACAAGCTTTGAAGGCTAATAGCAGGCATGGCAAACCGCTTACCAATGAAGACAAGCGCAATAAAGTTGAGATGGCACTAAAGATTGACGGCTTTGACAAGAAGACCAGCTACGAAATAGCCAAGATATGCCAAGTATCACAACCTTTTGTAGCATCTGTCCGTGATCCAAAGGCTAAAAAGAAGCAAGCCGAAGACAAGATTAAGCATGTAAAGAATAAAGCTGAAGAGCTTCAAAATACTAATCTGATTAGTAGTGACAAAAAAAATAGCCTTACAGGTCAACAACCTGACGAAAATGAAATGAAAGCATCAGAGCTTGCTTTAGTAGCCGATCAGGAGGCGATGTATAAGCTTTTGGAATCTGACGAACCACTCAAAACTGCTCACCTCGAAATCAAGCGACTGAATCGTGTGGTGGCTACTTTAGAGACAGCCATGCATGGTGTTGAGAACGAGAGAAACTCCTGCATCAAGCAGATCAAGCAACTTCAAAAAGAAAATACAAAACTCAAAGGTACAAAATGACAACAACCCTAGTGCCATGTGAGCATGATGATGGAACAAGCTTTCCCAAACCTAGACCCTTCCAGATAAAGGCTCACGAGTCTTTACGCGAAGGGTTCACAGGTGGACACAAGAACCAAATAATCATGGCTCCCACAGGAGCAGGCAAGACCTACATAGGTCTGCACATATGCAATGAAGCGACACGTCGTGGGAAGAAGGCTGTATTTCTCTGTGATCGCACCACGTTAATCAACCAGACCTCTGTCGTGGCTGACCGCTACGGCATGCGTCACGGTATCATTCAGGCAGACCACTGGCGGACTCGCCCCAATGAGTTGCTTCAGATTGCCAGCGTACAGACTGTTGGCAAGCGTAAGTTCTGGCCTCAGATGGATGTGCTGGTGGTTGATGAAGCCCACACCACTTACAAGGCATGGACTGAGTTTGCTGTGGAGACGGGAGCGACTGTAATTGGGTTATCTGCCACACCGTTCACTATAGGTTTAGGAAAGATCTTCACAAACCTCGTAAACGCCACGACAATGCACGATCTCACTGAGTCAGGTGTACTGGTACCTATGAGGATCTTTTCGTGCTCTAAGCCCGATATGGAAGGCGCTGAGACGGCTGGTGGTGAGTGGACTGACAAAGCCGCCGAAGAACGTGAGCTAAAGATCGTAGGGAACGTGGTTCTGGACTGGCACAAGTTTGGAGACAACCGCAAGACCATCGTCTTTGGCGCCACTATCAAGCACTGCGAGGAGCTCTGCCGCAAGTTCATAGAGTCGGGTGTGATGGCGGCCGTGTTTACCTGCGAGACTACAGCCAAGGAACGGGAGGCTCTGCTGGACGAGTACCGCAAGCCCAACAGCCACCTGAAGGTACTGATTAGCGTAGAGGCGCTGGCTAAAGGTTTTGATGTGCCTGACGTTGGGTGTATCTGTGATGCCCGTCCACTACGGAAGTCTCTGTCTACTGCCATTCAGATGTGGGGCCGCGGACTGCGGTCGTCTCCTGAGACTGGCAAGGTTGACTGCCACCTGCTGGACTTTTCTGGGAACATCGTCAGGTTCTTTGAGGACTTCAGTGAGGTCTATTTCAATGGGCTGGACAAGCTAGATGACGGCAACAAGCTGGATAAGAAGATCCGCACCAAGGAAGAGTTCGAGACAAAAGGATGCCCTAAGTGTGGATACTCGCCGTTCCATAAGCGGTGCATGTCCTGCGGCTACGAGAGGATTTCTAGGGATGTCATGGACAATGTGCCGGGGTCTATGAAGGAGATCTTCATTGGGACTGGGTCAAAAAAGAAAAAGCTGGCTGACAACTCCAAGCATTTATGGGATCAATTATGCTCTTACGCACGATTGTATAGCAAGCCTGAATATCAATCAGGACGGGCTTGGCATCTGTTTAATAAGATCACTGGCAGGGAGACTGAGTGGCAATTTAGTACCGCTCCCACTGTAGAGGTTTCCAAAAACGTAGTTAACAAAATTCGACAAATGAACATAGCATATAAAAATGGGATGAAAAAATGAACTTCATACAATTTGCAAGGGCTCATGGCATTGATATCGACAACTCTAAATTCTTTCA